TCATTTTTTTTTTTTTCATCTCACCGCTACCTCCTACATCTCCACTCCTTCCCTACCCGACGCTCTTCCGATCTATATTTACTGCAACTCGTACGAATTCGGCAAGTTTAGGAACTGCAAATGCAGTAGTACTTCGAATTCTAACAACAGGTGAGATACAAATTTACTCTTCGGGTACACTTTCAAACAATGATATCATACCTTTGACAGGATTGCAATTTAGAAATTACCAATAATGACTAAAAATTCAAATACAATACTTCGAGTTCGAGGTTACTTGAAACCACGTGAATACAACCTTTTAAAGGATTATGTGAAGCGCACAGGTGTAAGTGAAAGTTCGATTGTTCGAGACGCTGTAACAGAATTTGTAAATAAAATCCCTAGAACTCCGACTTCTAAAAATAGAATGTAAATAGTGGGGCCATTTTTGTAGAATACATCAACGTTAAAATACTTTTATCCCGTGGAAATGGAATTCGAATATTGTATTGATTGTAATGCGGACGAACCAATAATGTTGGTAAACCGACAAATTGGTGCATCTTACACCGAAGAAGGTGAATGGGACGAATTACCTTATATCGATGGTGCAAAATTTCAAGAAGAACTTTTGTGTCTTGATATGATGAATAAGAAACGAATTCAAGTTTGGATCAACTCCGAAGGTGGTAGTGTTCTTCAAGGGATGAATATTTTTAATGCAATTATCAAAAGTCGTACGCCGGTTGATACATACAACGTTGGTGTTGCGGCTTCGATTGCAGGTGCAATATTTATGGCAGGACGTAAACGTATTATGTCAGATTACGCTCAGTTCATGATGCATCCTGTAAGTGGAGGTGATCCAAAATCGATGGATGCTTTCAAATCATCAATTGCAACGATGTTATCTGCAAAATGTGGAATTCCTGTTGATACAATCGCCAGTTTGATGGACGTAACTACTTGGATGGATGCAAATAAATGTAAAGATCTAGGAATTTCTACAGATACCGAGATCACAAGTTCAATGAATAAGAAATTTGTACCAAGTGCGACTTCAGAAATCATGCCATACGCAAATTCACTTATAAATAAACTAATCACAAAAAATAAAAATTCAAAAATGATCAAAGTAACAAACAAATTGAACCTGAATGAAGGTTCAACTGAAGATGTTATTGTTGGAGCGATCAATAAGTTAATCGATGCAAAGAATCAGTCTGAAGAAATGATGACTGAATTGCAATCAAAACTTTCAGAAGCACAACAAGAAGCATCTACTGCAAATGCAAAAATTTTAGAATTGCAAACGCAATTGGATGCAATTAGTCAGGCGGCATCTGCAAGTGCAGAAATTGCAGCAGAAACAATGGCGACTGAAATGGTAAATAAATTCATTGCAAAAATTGGTAATAAAGCCGAAACGATTGCAACATGGGTTAAACTCGCAAAAAGTGACTTCGAAGGTACAAAAAATCTTCTTGAAGAATTACCTCTTAATAAGGTAGCAAACAAAATTGAATCATCACAGGCACAACCTTCAATTCCGGGTACTTATGCCCAGTCAAGAATGCTTGAAATCGCAAACAAACACAAACAAAACTAGAACAGAAAATGAAAAAACAATTTTTGAAAATTTCAGTATCACTCGTATTAATTGCATTGACAAGTCTTACACTTTCAATCGCAACGGGTGGTTCATTTATTGCATTCGCAATTGGTCTTTTTGCCCTTGGTAGTCTTAAAGGTATTATCGCACCGAATTTCGAAATGCCTAAAAATTTGGCATACGATGGTTTCGTAATCTCCGATGTGACGTATGCTGGTGAAGCGGCAAGTAATTTTATCGTAAAAGCAATTACCTCAAACGAAACAGTTGAAGGTGGTCACGTTTACGTTAAAGATGGTATCAAAAAGAAATTTACGATACCTCGTTGGGATGCTGATTATAATGACTTCGTTCAGGATCGCGCGGCCACACCTATTAGTAAGGGTACAATGACCGTAGATGGTAAAGTTCTTACTCCTGCTGACTACATGATCTATACAGAATTCAACCCACGTGACTATGAAGCACATTGGTATGCTACACAATTGAATTCAACATTGATCGATCGTGCATTACCAATGACTGTTGAATCGGTTGTTACGCAAGAAGTATTAAAACGCCACAATCGTTATATTAACAAGGCATTCTGGAATAATAATACCCTTGCGGCAAGTACAAGTACTTACCGTTATTACGATGGATTTATCCGTAAGGCATTTGCTGCAAGTTCAGGTACTGATCAAACGTTATTCCCTTCATCACCTACGACATTAACTTCTGCAAATATCGTAACTGAACTTCAAAAAGGATATGATTTGATTCCTGCTGCTTTAAAGTATGATCCGTCAATGAAAATTTTCTGTTCGTATGCAACTTATGACTTGTTCATGCAATATCAAATCGCACAAACGTACAAAGGTATTGATATCACTAACATGGGAGTTGCTACATTCCGTGGATTACCAATGGTTAAAATCGCTGACTTCCCTGCAAATACATATATAATGGCACGCGGTATGGCAACACCTGAATCTAATCTATGGGTTGGTATGAACTCGGTTGATGATGCAATGTTGGAAGTTAAACCATTACAAGCAAATTCTGAATTGTGGTTCATCAAAATGCTTATGAAAGTTGATGTACAAATCGGTTGGAATTCTGAAACGATCTATTACGGACCAACACCTTCTACTACACCATAGTAAAAACGATAACAATGAACAACAATTTAGTACAATTATTACACGAACACCCATCAATTGAAAAAATATATCTAAACAAAGAAGGAGAGTGGCAATTTGCGCCACTTTCCGGATTTGAACAGGTTATGACACGGGAAGAATTACTCGGACCAATTGAAGAGGATGTTATTGAGGAAGAAAAACAATCAAAAAAATCAAACCCAAAAAATAAATAAAAAATGGCAAATACTCCTCGTTTCACAGGTGCGGCCGGTAAAGATAATACCGAAAGACTTGTAAAAAATGACTATCAAACACCCGCATACGCTGCAACACTTACAATTACACCTGCGGTAGGTTGCGCTAAAAGTCTTATCGTACCTGCGACATTAACAGGTGCTATGACACTAAATATTGGTACAGGTTCATCAACTACTGATCCATTTATTGGCGATACAATGACTTTTATTTTTACTTCTGATACTACAAGTCGTACAGTGACTTTTGGTACAGGTATCACGGCAACGAGTGTGAGTATTGCACCTGCAATTAGCAAATCGGCAACTATCACTTTCATGTTCAACGGATCGGCTTGGATGGAAGTATCTCGTGCTGTACAGGCTTAATCACTATAAATTTTTACAACAATGGCTTTACCAAGCATAATTTTTCAAGAAGGTCAGGGAGGACTTGGTCGTCCTTTACCAAATAATGACCATATAAGTGCGTTGTTGTTTTATTCAGCAACCGTACCATCGGGATTTGCAACAACAAGTGTTGCGACTCGTTGTAAAGCATTATATAGTACCGACGATGCGATTGCCGCTGGAATTTTAAAGGATTACTCAGATGCAACTGCCGCAACAGGTTCATACGCAATTACTGCAGTAGGTGCAACTGGCGATACGATTGAATTAAAGGTCGCGGATATTACAACTTCGAATGGTGCATCGCAAACAGTATCACTTGGTGCTTACACACGTTTATCAACTGATACGACTGCCACGATTTTAGGTGCTTCATACGCTGCGGTAATTAATGCAGGAACTACAACTCACGGTTATAGTGCAACCGCATCAACAGGTACGATAACAATCACCGCTCCTAAAAGATTAGGTGCATATTTGAATGGTCTTACCTCAATATCTGCGACTTTAACAGGTGGTATCACAGGTACGATAACTCAATTTACAGGTGGTGTTGCTTCAAAGTTAGTTCAATGGTATTACCACATAAGTGAATTTTTTCGTATTCAACCAAAAGGAAAATTGTGGGTTGGTTTCTTTGCGGTTCCGGGTACGTACACTTTTAGTGAAGTAACTGATATGCAAAACAATGCCACAGGCGAAATTCGCCAGATTGGAGTATTGAAAGACTCCGCTGCATGGGCAACGGCAGATATTACTGCCTTAGATACTGTTTGTGCAACAAATAAGTCGTTATATCAACCTTTGCAGGCATTGTACGCAGGTAATTTACAGGCAACAACCGATATTACAACTATCGCCGATGTAAGTACGTTAAATTCAAATGATGTGATGAACGTAATCGGTCAAGATGGATATGGTTGGGGTAACTTCATTTATCAAATGAACGGTACCGCAGGTAAAAAGTCAATATCATGTCTTGGTGCACAACTCGGTCAAACTTCATTACGTAAAGTAAGTGAATCGATCGCTTGGGTAGGTTCTGCAAATATGAGTAATGGTACGGAATTAGAAATACCTGCATTTTCAAATGGTCAGTTAGTATCTGCTTTATCGACAAATGCACTTGAGGCATTGAATACGAAAAGACATACATTCTTAAAAAAGTTCACCGGTTACTCAGGTTCATTCTTTAATGATTCTCACATGTGTATTCTACAATCGTCGGATTACGCATATATGGAAAATAACAGAACGATTTGTAAAGCAGAACGTTTACTTTATGCCGCGTATCTACCTTCTTTGAATTCACCAATTCAGTTCAATTCAAATGGGACTTTAACTGATCTAACGATTGCACAATTTGAAGGTGTAGGTAATACCGCACTTGACCAAATGATTCGTGACACTGAATTAAGTGCAAAATCAGTAACGATCAATCCATTGCAAAACGTCCTCGCAACTTCTACTCTAACAATCGCCGTTGTATTGGTTATTAATGGTGTTGCCCGCAACATTGTAATACCTATCGGCTTTAAACCATCAATTGCATAATGGCATTACCTTTAATCAATGGCGTTAACTACGCATTAGCAAATGTACAGACCATCATCCCAATTCTTGGAGGGGGTACTGGCGTGACGGAAGTCCATTATTCTACTGACCCAACGGTTTAAGTTAATTATTTGTGTGTGGAAGCTACTCCGAGTGAAGGAAATGGATAAAACATATATCAAGG